TGTCCGTCCAACTGCAAACGAAGATGCGGTGTATAGATGCGGTGATAAACCACACCATTCATTCCGTCAGTTAATATCAATAAGTTCATTCAGTATTTTTTGAAAGGTGTAGTTCTTGTTGTAATCGTAAGCGACTCCTCCCATCGGAATCACATTTGGGCAATTATGATAGGACTCAAGCAATCGTTTGACTTTCATTTGCTCTGCAAGTGCAAAGGTTGATGACTGATTCCCAATCACCAACTTCACCGAGTTAATGACCTGTGCCAATGCCAAAGCATCTCTCACCTTGAGGTGTTGACAATCTAACTGGTGGCGTGAGCAAAATGCGTGATATTCCTCTTCATATCCAAAGAAGATGCACTTGTGATTCTTGAGACATTTGTAGTTGATGTCATTGTTGCGATAGCGTGTGCTAAAGTTCAAAAGGATTGTGTCCTTCAGGTCTTCAATCGGTTCAGGTGCAATCACACAAGGTTGAGTCAAGTCACAAGTTAATTCGGGATAGACAAAGAAGTGGCTTCTTCTTAAATCCCCAGCACTCAAGTTGAGTTCGTGCCTTCGGAATTTATCAAAGTCATAGACGATGTCGGGGTGAGCGTTCATCTGCACACTTTGGATGTATGGTTGGAACTCAAGCAATGGCTTGATGTAGGCATAGGAGATTGGGTTCATACAATACCCACCACCGGGATGATTCGGTGTTGAGTTCTGCTCACGGAATCCGATGTGGAAGTCAATCTTCTCTCCGTGCAACTCCGATGCTTTCTTTGTTGCGGAAAGAGAATAGATTAAATCACCGATATGTCCTGACTGAATGACTCTCATTCGTTCGGTGGTATAGGGATAGGCATCCAATATCGTACGTGAATCAAACGATTCGTGTATTCGTCAATCCACATATCGTCCATATAACGAGCGAGAGTGACTTCGTCTGTTTGATTGATGACGAGTTTTAAGTCTTCGTCGTGCGGTGGTAGTACATCGCTACCTCTCCAACTTTTTTTCATTAGAACGGTAATTCTTCAGTTTTCTTTGGTTGTGGTACACTCACAGCGTGAGTCGCTCTTGATTTCTCGTGAGGTGCTTTCATCTTCTTGCAGTTGATTCGTACGTCACCGTATTGATTGACGATTAGTTCACCGCTTTCGATAGCGTCATTCAGTTTCTTGATGTTAATTGAGAGATTGATTCCGTACTCGTTCTCCCATCCATTGCCGATGTAAGTTGTCATTAGTCTAGTTTAAGTGTGATTTTGATTGGTTCTTCTGTTTTGATTGTCGTCTCTACTTCTTCTTTTGGTTTGCCGTGGACTCTAGTGAGCAAAGTCTCAAGCGAGAAGAGAGAGTTCTTGTCGTGTGATTTAAGCAACGCACCTGCAACGATGCGCTCTAGAATAGTATAGTCGTTGCTCTTGTCTATCGCTGTGAGTTCTTCGCGTGACATAGCGACTAGATTCATCAAAGTTTGATTGATGTCGTCTTTTGAATAGCCTAGACCTTTGAGTTGAGTGACTAGTTTCTTTGGTCTTCCGTTCGGGTTCGTTACTACACCTTTTTGAAATGGTTGTAGATTTGCGAGTTGTTTTTCTGTTGGCATCTTTTTCTTTATTTGCTCTTTATTTTTGACACTTGCTCAAAGCGATTCGATGCTTCTCTTTGAGAAAGTCTTTGTATTGTTTTTGGTCACCAAATTTTGTGTGACATTCTCGACACAACGCTTGTAGATTTGTGATGACATCTTTGATTGATGAGCCACCCATACCACGTGCTTCGATGTGATGTATGTCAACGGCTGTGCGTTCACAAACTTCGCAAGGTATGTAGTCGCTTATGTCGTAGCCAAAGTGATTCAAGTATGTCATCGTGTGTTTCTTCATCTCATTTCAAGATTGTCTTCGTTTAGAATGCGATGTAGTTCGTCTCTTGCTTCTTCAAACGCGTTGATTGCTTCTGCGTGAGCGTCATCACTAGCGTACTTGACTTTTGCTCTGAGATATTGGTCAAGTTGCCACATAGCGTGTGACCACTTCCAACCATTGATAGCGTCTTCAAATTGCTCTTGTTCTTGTGTCAAGTCAAACTCAAGTGTTGCTTTCATACATTTTCTTTGCGTAAGAGAATCCTGCGTTATATGCTTCTTGAAGATGTATCTTCTCGTCGATTAGTAGTCGCTCTTGCTCTGCTGTGTGAGGCATTGCTTGTGGGTACATTGCTCGAAGATAATCAAATAGTTTTTCTATCGGTGTCTTCATTTGTCTTCTTTCTTCTACGTTTGGGTTGCTCGTCGTCTGCGATAGTCGCTCTCTCTATTGCTTGTTGTTTCTCTCTCCATTCTGCTTGTTCTTTGATTGAGTTTAGTTTCTGCTGACAGAAAATCAATAGCGAGAAGTAACTCTCTACAAAGCAAGTTGAGCAAGATGGCATTGAGCGCCCATACAAAGATTGATAGACGCTTCTCAAACGATGCGCTTCTTCAGGATTCAATGACAAGACTTGTGTCTTTTTGTACGTGTTGTATTTTGGTTCAAGTGATACAACAAACTCGATGTCTTCAAAGTTCATATTTTTGTCTCTAATAGTGCTACAATGATAGTCGAAATTGACGCATAAAGAACGCCTGTCAATCCATAGTGATAAGTAAAATAACCTAAGCCAATCCAAAACGACATACAAAATGCGCAGTCAAAAGGCTTTAATCGTCGCCAATTAAAAGGGTTCGGACCATACAAAAAGGTCTTGATAATGTCAGCAGGTTTGCCAAAGTTTACGAGTATGATGCTGAATGAAGCGATACCCAAGATTTCTAGATGTGTCATAAGTAATTTTCTTTGATGTAAAGTTGTGCTAGTATTTGTGACTTTGTAGAGTGAGCGTTCAGTTCTGTCTCGTAGCCGTCGACAAACGCTTTCTTCAAGAGTTCTTCTTCTTGTTCGATGAGTCCTTCAAATTGCTTGTGAAGTCTTTTGACTTCTTGCGCTCTAAAAGTGTCACCTGCTTCTTCGTGTAGTTTCGCGAGATTTGTCATAAATCTATCGACGAATTTCATTGGGGTTTGTTTTTTCATATTGTTCTTGTACTAGTTGTTTCATAAGTTTTACGACGCGAAGTATCTCACGTACGCTGATTCCTGTCTTGCGATGTAGTGAACGCGCTGAATTGCCATCGAGCCACATCTTGAAGAGTTCACGCTCGTACCAATGAGAACTGTCAATGATGAAGTCGTACGCTCGTATCTTGCTTCTCTCTTGCTCATAGTCTTCTTCTTGTACTAGATGGTCTTTGTCGTCACTTGATAGATTACACTCATACACGTCAACGCTGTCGTAGATACGATTCTGTTGAAATGGGTGACGATTGCCATTGATTGCTGTGTGTAGTACTTTGATTGCCCACCATTGTAAGTAGCCGTCGTTGTGTAGTTTCTCAACATATGCGTCATCTTTTTCGAGTAGTAGTAGAAAAAAGTATTGATAGAGTTCTCTTGCTAGTTCTTTGTTCTTTGAGATGCGAAGACAAGTATCGAAGACCCACTTTTGAGTTGTTAGATTTTCGATGATTTGCGACTTCTTCAACACTACAAAAATAGAAAGATTATTTGTAATTACAAATTATTTTTTCTCAATCGTTACAAAATAGCCGTCTTTCTCATATCGCTTCTTCGTGCGCAACACATCGCTCTCTTCTTTCAAGATGTGTATCGACGATTGTAGACTCTTCGTTGCAATAAGAATCCAATAGTCCGTGAGCCTGTTGATAGGTCTTGGCGAAGTTTCTGTCATATTCAATCAAGTCTTGTGTTTGTCGTACGCTGTGAATGATAGTCGAATGGTCACGATTAATGATTCTACCTATCGACTCAAGTGACATTCTCAATGTACGTCTACAAATGTAGTTAAAAGTATGTCGAGCGTAGAGTATGTGTTGCGTTCTGTTCTTTGAGTAGATGTCGTCAGGTGTGATGTTGTAGATTTGACAAACTGCTCTCATAACGTCTGCCCATTTTGCGCTTGTTTGTGTAATGTCAATCTTAGGTCGTAAGATTTCTCGTCTCAAATCGTTTATCAATTTCTCGTATTGATTCTTTTGTTCGATAAGTAGAAGTCTCATTCTACGATTCTCTTGCTTTGCGGTGTGTAAATCTTGAAAGTGGTTCATATTAAAATAGAGATATTTGTCTTTGTGATACATCTTTATACGCGTTTGCGTCAAATCTAATAATATCAAGAACTCTTTCATCATTAAATATGTCTCCAATATATTCAAATGATTTTGTGATAGACTCTTTTCGTAATTTTAGACCGCTATATCCTTGTGCTATTAATTTATCGTTTTGTTTTTTTGTTGCTTCAACATTGTCATTTACCATACACACTCTCCAACTACCTGATTTTTCACGTTGATTCCACAATGCTGGATTTGATGTTTTAGTATAAAATTTTTTCCCATCGCTTTTGTACAATTTTGCAATATATGTACTAATTGCGCCTCCTATTCCCATACCTTGATAATCTGGCAATACTACTGTTCTAGACATTCTCCAAGCATTTTGTATGGTTCCACTTGGCAACGGCAATACAGCATTGAATGCAACCGGTTTATCATTCCATATAGTAACAAAACATTTTGCACTCTTTGATAATTCATCAGTCAAATAGTGATGGTGTTTGAATATACGCCAAGTTTCATATCTACATCGAAATACCTGAAGTTCGATTTTTGGTCTTGATTGCCGAAGATAGTCGTGTCTCTCGACACGCCCCTTCAATGGTGAATATGTCCAATCCGGTAGCAACCACTCCATAATGTCAAAGTGACAACTAGCAAGAATGATTTTTTTGTTGTTCTTGCGTATGAATTTTTGAAGCGCATAAGACATCGCTTTTGCTACGTCTCTATCTACTACACTTGTGTACTCATCCACAAGTACAACTTCTTGTTCTTTTGCACTACCAACAAGATACGCAAGTTGTGCGCGATATTGTTCACCATTTGACAGCGTTCTATATGGTCTCAACCACGTAGGAACACTTGACAAACCCATTGAAGACAAAAGTAAACAAGCGTCGCTAGGTTGCAACCAATCAAAGTTTGAGATAAGAGACTTCGATTCGTCGAATTGAATCGTTCTAATCGCGCCAAAATGCTTCAAAAGAGTTGATTTACCTGTGCCACTACCTCCGTAGATGACTCCAATGTTCCAATCAAAGTTTCTACACTCTGCAAAATTGACAGGTATTTCTACACTTGTCTTTGTCGAATCTTGAATGTCAAACGATTCACACACATATCGAGTGTATTCGTCTTCAAGTATCGTGTTCTCTAGTTTTATTGTTTTCATATGCGTTCTTTGTATTCTGTTAGTTTGCCTTCAAATGTAGTAGGGATTGTGCAACATTCACCGTTGCGATTCTTTGCGATAATCAACTCCGCTTCTTCTACGTCAGGCTTCTCTGTGTCGTAGTAAGCAGGTCTAAAAGGAAACATCACAATGTCTGCGTCTTGCTCTATCGCACCTGACTCTCTCAAGTCTGACAACATAGGTCGTTTGTCTTGTCTCTCTTCGCTCTTACGTGACAACTGCGCAAGTACGATGACCGTGATTTTCAATTCTTTTGCTAGTAGTTTCAAACCGCGTGAGATTTCTGCTATCTCTTGCTCACGATTTGCTTTTGTGCCTTTGATTAATTGTATGTAGTCGATGACAAGTAAGTCAAGACCTTTGCGAGACTTGTGCAACTTCGCCTTTGCTTTGATTTGTGCGATAGAAGTATCAACGTCATCGTCTATGTAAAACTCGATAGTTTGATTGTTTGCTGTGTTGATGACTTTGTCTATCTCGATTTGTTCTAGACGACCATTGCGAATCTTCCAATTCTCTATGTTGCCTATCAATGACAAGTATCTCTTTGCAAGTTGCTCGTTTGACATCTCAAGCGACAAGAAGAGTGCTTTGTGATTGTACTTTGCAAAGTCTTTTGTGAGCGTGAGAGCGATTGCAGTCTTGCCCATTCCCGGTCTACCTGCTACAACAATCAAGTCGCCTTCGTTGTACCCACCAATGTACTTGTCTAGATAGCGCCATCCTGTTTGTTTGCCTGTGAGCGCACCCCCTTTGAGACTATTCTCTACGATTTGGTCAACGACTTTGTTTGTGACTTTGACTATTGAGTCAGGCTCTTTATGTGTCGAGAAAGTAGTCTCATCAAGAATCGACTGCAAGTCTTTTACCATCTCATCAAGTTCTTTTGATAAATTCAAATGTGACAATCTATCGACGAGCGTTCGTTTGATGTAGTTATATTCTAGAGTTTGAAGATGTGTTTTGATGTTTGTCAAACCACTTGCTTCTTGTTGTATCTTGATAATCTCAATAACTTCTTTTTTCGTAAAATGCTTTGAGAGCGTCACCAAATCAACAGGTTGATTGTCGTAGTACAAGTGTGTCATCGCATCGACGATACGACGTGAGAAGTCTTCTGTGAACCAATTCTTGTTGATTTGTGGTAAGTAATGTCTTGCGTC